TACCTATATAGGACATACGGAAGATGGCTTTTTCAAGCAGCACTAATCCGTACTCACCACCCGTTAAACCTTTAATATCACCACCATCAGCGATTACCTGTGTGTCTGCCTGGCTTGTTGCTCCAGGTGTCCAGTTAGTTTCGTCGTTGATGTCAGACCAGTAAACCTTGTTCTCGTAATTAGTAACATTTGCGGCAACCACGAAATCACGCACTACCGTTACATACTTAGCAGTAGGAGCGTCAGCAGATAAGTTGCTGAATGTCTCGCTCATAGCATTTAATGTATAAGCCTGTAGCTTCTCAATGCCATTAGCAACAATCATCTCAGAGCCAAACTGAGTAACATCCCAAAATAATGTAGTTGAGTAGCCTGTCGTCGTTAAAGCGTCAAGACCTCTATCACCACTATCATACTTAAAAAGATTGGTAGCACCACCAGCAAACAAAGTAGATATTCCAGCAAACTTACCGGCAAATGTAGTCACTAAAGTTTGACCAGCAGCAGTACTATAGTCTGCTTCAGCACCTAAAGGAGCATATCCAGTAGCGACAGGAATACAGTTATTAGCGTCAGTCAACGCACCTGTAATGCCAGGTTGGTCTGGCAGCCACTCACCGAATGCTAGTTTTGTCTTAGCCATGTATTAGTTCCAGCAGGTACGTTAGTCCATGTATTGCTATTAGCAGAAACAATACTCCAAACATTTGAATCTTCTGTTACATCAGACCATTCTTCGCCATAAATATAGCCAATTGGATCAACTATAGCGGATACAGATACAGCACTATCTCCAGACCATATAGCATTTGGATAGCAAGATAATTGACTTTCTCCGTCAATATTAATTGTTGCGTATATCTCAATTCCACCTAATGCTGTAACAGTAGCATCACCTAAAATACTTGCATTTGCACCACGTACTCGCACACCGTCAGCCGTTACTGTTCCATTTGCCGTAATACTTCCAGAAGCCGCAATTACTCTAGCGCCATTTGCTAAAACAGTAGCAGTTCCATCAATAGCAGCAGAATCTAATGTGATCCTAGTAGGAGCAGCAGTTACATTTGCCGTACCATTCACCGCACCTGCAAAAAACATAATGCAAGTGTTAGGGCTTTCCCATACGCTACTATCTAGCGAAAATGGCAACGCATCAAGCGTACCAAATTGGTCTAAGTCCTCAAGCGTAAATGGGCCACAAATATCAGCCATTATGCAAGCGTAACAGTCAGGTTACCGATTGAAATCTTAAACACATCACCAGTATCAATAATTTTACTTACATCAAGTGGTGAATGATACAAAAGGTTCCCAGTAGTAGACGCATCAAGAATACCGATCCATCCTACAGTTCCCCATGACGCCGTAGCTTGTGGGAATTCGATAGCTGCTGTGTTACTTGTTGCGCCGTTACTAGGAGCGCCAAAAGTAGCAGCAACACGCGCATAAGAGCCGCCTGATACTTCAGTACCAGTATCAGCATCAGTAGGATCGCTTGTATATAGGCCAACGTAAACAGTTGTAGGAGCTGTGTAGCTGGTTGCGCGTAGAGTCACGTTAATTAACGCGTTCTCTAAATAGTTAGACATTTCAGCCATAATATTTTCCTAGTTAAAAGACATGGACATTGGTTGACCGCTATATTCGCCAGAATCATCTGCGACGTTAATAGCTGCTATAGCTCTCTCGTACAACGTACCCCATGTCTGTAGTCGCACATCATTCATTAGATACGGTTCTGCCTCACCTAACGCAGCATAAAGCAAAGCGTCAGGGCAATTAGCCAAGAACACATTACTAGGATTCGTAGAGCTTAGGAAAGCAGGTTGCGCGTAGTACAGCATTTGCAAGACATAAGCACCGTCAGGCACTGGCCCCAATTGCAACTCAGAAGCTAGTACCGTGTAACGCTTTGGCTGGCCTGATTCTGTTGAGATAGTCTTTTTATAAAACAGGTTAGGCGTATCGTAAACAAGCGTGCCATTAGGATTAGCAGCAATATGAATATCGCGCATCTCTAAGTAATCACTAGGCAATCCAACAGTAGAATCGCCACCTGTAGTAGTAGCCTGGGCAATCACTAGCATTTGCCGAATACGTAACTCTCTACGTAGGCGTTGCTCTGCCAAAGAGATAAACGTGGGAATGATGCTATCTAAGTCACTGCGAGCTAGATAGCTGGAGATGGTGCTAGTTAAGTCAGAATAGCTAGTTAGTGCCATTATCGCCCCTCAAGGCTTTATCATCCACGTCATCCCAACTATATTCATGTGTGCCAATGTGTTTAATGTGCATTGAAAGCTCATGATCGACATAGGTATCAATACCTGCATCGCCAGCCTTTACACAGAAGAACACATCCTCACCCACAACACCTGTTGGCCCCCATCCAGCGTCAAACCACGGCGCTGTCAGTGTCTCAAATACTTTCTTACGGATCAGTACCGCACCAAATCCAACAGCAGTAACGACCTCAATACCTTCTTTGCCGCGTGAATCAACATTAGACCAATGATGCCGGATACCCTTCTCATCCTCACTCTTAACCAATAACTTAGCGGTAGGGAATGATGGTCTACGTCTTGTCACTGCGTTCACACCAACTATGTCAACCTCACGGCTCAACATAATCGTAATCAAATCATGCGGGAATCTCATGTCGCTATCAATAAACAGAACAGCGTCACAGCCCTCTTTTAAAGCCACCTGCGCCAACTTCTCACGCTGGTCGAATATCAACGTGCCTGGCATCGTATAAAGGCTTAAACCGCCCTTACCGTCCTTGCATCTAACTGAAGCATCATGCGCACACATACGGGCAAAATCAAATGCGAACCCAGTATGAACCTCATCACGACATGGTACACAAACGCCAACTCTCATACAGTCCCCCGATAGATTTTTAAACCAGCTTGGTCAGGATGATTCAGCCAACTTCTAAATGCCTTGTCATCCATAATCGCAAATCCTCGCATGATGCCCATAGTGTTTAGCTTATCAATCGCTGTAAACGGTATGGAACCAATCAAATGCAAGTCATCTGTCGCGCCTGTCCTAGCCTTATCTACCTCTTGGAGTACCTTGTTCCTAGCGAGAATATCGCTAATGTCTTGGTTAGTCTCGATGATAATACCGCCATCACCATCTGCATGAACTTTTTGATGTCGAAAGTTTGTCATTAGTCTTTATAAAAAGCCCCCAACCGAAGTCAGGGGCTAGTTTCATTACAGCGAGAAGTCCAAGTCAGCCACGATACCGTGAGCAGCTTCGTTCTTCACCTCTAGTGTTACCTCAGCCAAAATTTGAGTTTTATCACTATCGCCAGCCTTAGCCAGTTCATTCGTCATGAATGGGCGCAGGAAAGCCATAGCAGCGTACTCAGGATCAAGGATCAGCATATCGCGGTTACGCATGAAACGGTCAGGCACGATAGACAGTTGACCGAAGTCCGACTGATAAATGTCAGCAGCACCGATAATCACGCCAGCTTCAGGCTTGGTGATCTGATAACGATTGACAGCGATACCAGCAAACGTCGACATCTTCTGCTTACCAGCCGAGCCAACGAACACAGCTTTAGGATTGCCACCCGCATCGAAGATCGAAGCGATAACAGTCTTGAGCAGTGCTTCGGTAGCAGTACGCTGCGTACCATCAGTACGGGTCGAAGTACCGGAGACCAAAGGAGCCGAACCACCACTACCTTGCGACGAGTTAGACTTAATCCACGACAGCAGCGAACCCATGGTGCGAGCAACCGTAGACGTACCAGCCGACTTGCCTTGGTTAGCAGTGATGATGGTTTCCAGATCACGCTTCAGTTCTTGCGAAGCCTTCGACAGTTGATAAGCCTTCTCAGACTTACGGCCTGCTTTGTTGACAGTCTCCAGAGTGCCGGAAACTTGGACAGTCTTTTGCACGATCTGCGTATAGTTACCAACGCGGGTCGTAGGAGCCATCGTTGCAGACGTTGCATCTGCGCCCTCAACTGCTGCATTAGCAGTGGTAGCAGCGGCCAGCGAGTCAGTCTGCCACTCATGATAAACAGCGGTAGCTTTGGTGCGACCAATCGACGACATGATTGGGGTCTCAGTAGGCGAGATGTTATAGATGATGTCGGACAAGTCCTCGCGCATACCGATAGCGGTAAATGTTTGATATGTAGGCATGATAATTTCCTTTAAATAAATCGTTCAAATAGTGCCGCAGCATCAGCTACCCTTCCGGTAGACCTTGCCTTAGCTTTCTGTTTCTTATACTGCTCGTTATTGGTATCACGAGACTGCGAGACTCCCGACTTCATAACCTTCGGTGCTTCAGCTAGTTTCTTATTGATAGCAGGCTTCGACGCTTGTAGCTTGTCGTACTGCATAGCCTTGTATAACGTAATAACGTGACGAGAATCAACAACGCTTGCCAATTCCTCATCTGAAAACCCTAACTCTTTACCGTATGAGCGCACTGACTTTCTCAGTGACTCACCCTTTTCAGGATCAACATAATCAGGTAGCGCTGCTGCTAACTTTTCCGATTCTTGCCGGACTAGGTTAGACATCCACTGCTGCCTGTCTTGCTCTTGCTGTGCATTGATTCGTGCTTGTTCTGCACGTACCTGAGCAATTTGTTTTTCCTTTTGTGAGAGTTCCGCTACCTTAACGGCGTAACCGATTGGATCGGTCTCCTTCAAGTAGTCAAGATTCTCTGGTTCTTCCCCACGTGAAAGCATTTGCTCAATCACCTGGAGTCGCTGTGCATACTGATCTCTCAGTTGCTTTGCTTCTTGAATCGCCTGGTATTCGGCCTGAACAACCTTGCGTTCTTCAGCTACAGCCTGCGATTTTTTCGTATAGTCAGCGCCAAGTTGATAATTCTTAACAAGCTCGTCGAGGGTAACGTCCTTTTCTTCACCGGCAGCCTTCACACGGTAGGTACGTTCCTGTTCTTCTTGTTCGCTATCTTCCTGTTCTTCACCTTCAGAATCATCGCTAGATTCTTCCTCTGGTTCTTCGCCTTCGTCCTCATCGGATTGAGCCTGTGCTTCTGGTTGTCCTTCGTCGGAGCCTTCTTCACTACCCATTAAACCCATGAAAGCGTTAGCCGCTTCATTTACTGTCAACTCTCCGCTACCGGATTCCGGTGTCGCGCTAGTCGTTTCGCTCATGTTGTTATTTCCTTAATTTTACATGGAACTGCCATGTCAGACTACAAAATCTTCCAGCGCTTTTTGTCAATGGCTTTCTGAGCTTTCAAGCCTTCCAAGTGGTCAGTAATACTCTCTAGCGTCCTAAGACGAATGTAAGCCTGTTCTCTGGCCTCTACATCGTGATAGTCGCTGTTAGTAAACTTAGCTAACTCTGTTGACCTCAGCTCTGACATAACCTCTTGCCAGTTAGGATCAAGCATTAAGTTATTAGCCCAATCTGCTTTGTTCATCGTGTAATCGCACCAATCTCTTTAATTGCTTTAAGAACAATATCAGCTTGACGTGTCCGGCTATCTTCGTCAGCAATGTCCATCGCCAGTACAGCTTGCAATTGCTTAACAGCTAACTCAGCCTCTTTCAGCTTGAGTTCTTGCTGGTCTTTCTGATTCTTCATGGCCATCTCAACGCCCTTCTGAGCATAGCTGGCCTCAAGGTTTTGACGGTCTAGCTGCAACTTAGCTGCATCAATCTGCGACATAGCCTGCGTTTTCTCACGGGCTACCTGAGCTTTTTCCTGCTCAACCTGCGCCATCATCCTAGCAAACTCGGCCTGCGAATCAGGTGGTGGTGGCTTAGGAGCAGCCAGTTGTGCCTCAATCTCAGGCGTGATCTGGTTCATGAACTGGTCAGCATCTTTGAATCCAGCAGCCTCAATGAACTTAGCCAGCGTGTTGCGGTATTGGCCAACCGTCACTAATGGATTGCCTGGGCCATACTGCTGCAATATCTGCTCTTGCTTTTGTAGCACCATTTGCAACATAGCCAATTGCTGCTCACGATTACCAGAGCCAAGGCCAACGTTAATAGATACGTCAAACTGATTAGCCCATGTACGCGGGTCAAACGGCACATACTTGCCGGCAATACGCAGCATACGTGGCTTGTCTTGATACTTACCAACCAACCCAAGAATCCCTTGGAACAGCGACTTAACGCCTGTCTCAGCAAAAATACGGGCAATCAGCTCTAGCTTGCCAGTGCTGGCTTGTGTCATTGCAGCTACCGCAGCAGCCGTTACATTACTCAGGATATCAGGATTCAAGCCCTGTTGAGCGTCAGATACACCTGTACGCTTGGCTTGTACGCTGTCCATGTATTCCAGAATTGGAAAGGCTTGAGCCGTAACGCTAGGCACTTGAATCGGCACGATAGCATTGGGATTCTTCATCCGAATCACACCGCCAGGCGTAGCGTTTAGCAGATCATCAATGTTTACCTGACCGTCAACCGCACCCATTCGAGCATTGTTTGTTAAGTAAATGTTATCAAGCATCTGACGGGTGACCGTAGACTTGATTAACTGGATGTCCATAGTACGGTCAGCAAGTGACTGACCAAAGAACTTGTGAGGAATAGGAATAGGGCAGATAGCATGGAATGGCGTTACATCTGTTTCTTCGTCGCTAAGAATCTCACTGCCGCAATAAACAATACGACGCAGCTCTGCAATGCCATCATCATTAACGTCTAGGTAGATATAGCACTCATACACCTCAAGACGCTGCATTGACGGGTCAAGGCTCTCATCATCCGGCTGTTCCCCCTGGTCGAATCGAGCAATACGCTCAGGAGAGAACTCCAAATCATCGTAAGTCGGCAGGTTATCGATGATGTCTTTATCGTAACCCATCTCGATCATCTCAGACCGTGGCACTAGACGACGATGTGCTGTGAATGGACTATCTGCAATAGTCTTGGCGTTCTTGCTAATTAGGAATTCTTCTGGCGGTACGTTCTCAATGACAACCTGGCCTGTGTTCTTGACCTTCTTGATCGTGACATTGTGCAGCATGATAGGCATGCCAGACATGTCAACGACCTCAGACTTCTGCTTAACGATCTCTAGCGACTCGTCTGATAGCAATAAAGCAAGCTCGTCATCCGTAAGGTTCTTGTAAGATTCCTTAGTGACATCTTCTTTAGCATCCCAATAAGCCTTAACAACGCCGGTCTTTTGCAGCAGCGCGTCTTTAAACCAATTATGCAGGATCAGGAATCCTGGATTATCCCTATAGAATACCCAGTTACAGTACTGAGTTGCCTGTTTAGCAGCTTCTTCGTCGCCAGCAGATTGTGGCTCAAATAAGACAATATCTTCTGTCGTGGTGAATACACGAATTAGCTGTGGCAATGCGCCATCAATAGCTTCGGCTACTTCACCTGTAACGATCTGACTGCGGCCTTCTTGCTCGTTGCCATACGGGTCACGCAGGTAGTATTCAAGCGCCTTTTGACGCTGGTCTGTAGTCTCAGAGTCAATAAAGCCAATGGAGTTATCAATCTCTGCCTCAACAATTGCCTTAATTTCTTCTG